AAGCATCTCTTGAACATAAGTCAACCTCTTTTTTACCAAAATATTATTTTTTTTGGCGTTCTATTGCTTTAATTAAACCATATTTTCTAAGATCACCGGAAAAAAGATGCAGTTCCATTGACTTCTTTTCGTCCGTTACATGTATACCTCTTGGAGTAAGGTAGTATGGACAATTGATGAACTTGTCCAAAAATATTATAGTTTGGGTAGTCATTACCAAATCTCTAGGAAAAGGAACTTCATAAAATTGCAAGTCTAATTTTTCTATGCAAAAGTCATAACCTATATCAGTAAGTCGTAATCCCCCTTCGGATTTATCTCTAGTATTTTGCCACCAGAGAGGCATATATTGTTTTAATGTTGCTTCACTTATTGCAATATTAGATTGTTTTAGGAAGATTTTAGTATATGTTTCTTTCCAGTTCATTCATCATGCACCAATTCACCTTGTGTCAATTTAAAAACTGCAAAGTCTTTTGTTTTAAACATTTCGTTTAATTTCTTTGCTAGATTATGTGCATGTCCTGGATTTGAAAATGAAACTTTTTTATATTTCGGTCCTGGGTATTGTGTAATTGCATTTGACGTTTTAAGATTAAATGGTGCTTCTTGATAAAATACGGCCCATATTGCTTCAGCTTTTAACACCTGTTCGCACTTATAGGTTGCCTTGTCTACATTTTCTAAAATTACTGTTGGCTTTGGTCTGCTCATATGTGTAATCCTTTTATTAACTACACATATATTTATCTCTTTTTGTAAGTTAAACTAGTGTTTTACTTCCAACTACTACCACCGTCCATGTTTATTGTAACAGTTTCGTCGCCACTAGATTTATTATCTACTATTAATTGTTCTAGTCTTCCTGCCTGGTTAGCCATTACTGTGGATAAGGAAAACATTAGTGCTTTAGCCTGTGCAGTTGGAATCTTTATTTCTTTAATATTACCTGCATCTGCTGTCTTTACTTGCTGGATAAATTGTTGGATAGGAATAGTGTTAATCGGATCTTTTGTTTGCATCTGATAACTCCTGCCTCATTGTAAATTCTGTTTTAAAAGGTCCTTTAAAAGGATATTTTTCTAGTGTTACTAATTTAGGACAAAAACTTCTAACCCATCCTTTATCGAATCTTATTATGTAGTAACCTGCACAATATAAACTTTTTGATTTCTTGCTCTTTGTAAACAACGGCAATTTCTTTTGTACATTGTACATTACATTATAAGGTGTTGTAGAAGTAGAAAAACCATGTATTTCTTTATTTAAAATTGTCCCATCTGTAATCGAAGCCTTATCCCAACTTACTCCACCTATAAAACTATTGAAAGATTTTGTATCAGCAAAATATTCTGTACCAGTTGCACAACTATACATGTATCTTTTATCTTCTTGTTTAGAAAGAGTACCAATTCTCTCTCCGCCTGATTCAATGATCCAAAACTTATTTTTAAGTATTGGTTTTGCTTTTATTTGCATTTTGCCTCCTTTATGCATACTTGGCGTTAAGTGCCTCCGCATACTGTTGAACATTGTCTGCAATTCTCTGCATATCGTGTTTTGCACAGAATTTCATTAAGTGTAATCCTACCTGTGAAACCTTTTTAGGTTCCATTGCATCTTCAATTACATCATTTATTATAGATCTTATGTTGCCAGGTTGTGCAGATAAATCACATAATACTACATTTCTCTTATAGTCATCTAGTACTCTATGTCTTCTATCAAGCCAACCTTGTTTTTTGTGCCTTTTGTTCTTACACCTGGATATGCACTGAATACGTTATCGCTTGTGTCGCCTCGCATACACTTTTCAAATAACATAAACTCAGGATTAGGTGCAAGTTTAGGTTGCCCTGTTTTTTTATCTATTACAGGGGTTTTCTTTTTATCGTCAAAGTAACCTTCGTGTGTAATGATAGTATTGCTTACACCATTGTATTGTTTCACATTAGGTGCAATTAGTTGTGCAAAGTCACCATCGGTTGATATGATGACATGATTATCATTAGGGTGTGCTTGTACCCAACCTGCAATAAGATCATCTGCTTCTAAATGAGGATGATGTAGAACACTACAATTTGTTTTATTTGTAACAAAGTCTTTCCACTCATCAAACATTTCCCAGAATACTTTGTCTTCTTCTTGTTGTTTTTCAGTCTGTGCCGCACGAGCATCACTTCTATTTCTTTTGTAAGGCTCATAATAGTCCTTACGCCAACTACGTCCTTCCAAGCAGAACACAACATGGGCACCTTCAAAGTCATGCCATGCTTTCTTTATACTTCCTAATGTTATATGAAAAGCCATGCCTACTTTTGTATCAAGATCACCTCTTACAACGTGTCTAGCTCTAAAGAAGGTATTAGCAGTGTCTACTAGAATATATGTCATTTTACTTCGCTTTTGTCCTTATCTATTTTACTAGTATTAATATAACCCGCATTTCTATTTGTGTCAAGTCCTTCATCGTCCAAAATCTGTCTTGCAATAGTTTTGAACCATCCATCAACGACAGCTTCAGCAGTTTCTCCAGTATATCCTGCATCCATTAGCTTTTCAACAAATTCATTGTTCCAATCAAGTTCAAAGAATCCGTTTCTAATATTTTCAGGATTAACCTTAGTATCTAATACACCTACCCAAGGTTCACCTTTAGCAGTAGCTTCTTCTTTTTCTTTAGCCATCACTGCCTTACGTTCTTCTTCTGGAGATAGTTTCTTGGGTTCTTCAACTATTTTAGGAGTAACACCAAGTGTTTGTTTTATTTTTTCCCAGTTCATATCTTTCCTTTCTTACGTTCCGATTGCATTACCAAATAGATAAACATGTACTCTTGCCGCAACATTATATCCTCTTTGAAATGCTTTTTGTGCCACAGATCCAGCAGTTGCCGTTTGCTCTTCTTCTCTTGCACCTGTAGGCATAATCCATACTGGCCAATCAACTCCAGCACTTCTAAATTTTTCAACTGCTTCTTCCATTTCATCCCATTCACGTTGCTTACTTCCTACTACAAATTTAAGTTGACCTTTTGTAGATGCTTGTAAGTATTCTGCAACAATTTCAGGCTTTATTGCTTTTTCAGGCTTTTCACCTGATACAGTAAACAGTTTAGGACTACAACTGAAAAATATTTCTGTGTCAATTGATTTGGCCCATTCTAAGAATGGCTCTCTTAATTTTTGTGTTCCGTTAGTTTCAAACGTCATCGATCCTGGCAAGTTATCTTGTCTTTTTAGTTCGTTGTATATACCAACCACTGCCTGTTGTCCTGTTACCATTAAAGGCTCGCCACCTGTAAAGCAAAGATGTTGATGAAACTTACTTACAGGATGTAAAAACTTTCCTTCGGGATTGCTTTCATTTGTTATACCTTTTACAATTTTATTTGCAAGTACAGTTGGAGTTTCATATCCCATCAGCTTTTTAAACTTCTTTGCCCAAGTATAAGAACTATCACAACCCTTTTCCCATACAGGTAAGTCTTCAACTCTTTTCACAGAGTCTACGTCAAAATCTTCAAATGGCAATTCATAAGTATCTGGATTTGTAGGATCTATTTGTCCAAATCCATTACATTGTAAATTACATAAGAAGAAACGTATCCAAGCTGTCGGCACACCAGTATAGTGTCCTTCACCTTGTATACTGTAAAATATTTCAGAGTAATAATATTTCTTTTCGTCCATTAAATAAACCTATCATATAATGCTATTATAACATGAAAAGCACCATATGTAAAGATACAAAATATAACAAACTTTAAAAATTTGTTCATTCCGTCATCAGCCATTACTTCCCAATGTGGTCTAGTGTCTTTTCTGTTAAACAGTTTCATTTGCTTTCACCTCTATCAACGGCTCAAAAAAAGTGCTGTCTGTATAATCACCACCTGCTGAAAACTTTCTTACCACAGTTTCTTTTACAAGTTGATTATTTTTTACAACGTATGTGATAAATTCCTGTTTTACTACACCCTTGGTATCCCTATGAAAAGCAGATGCCAAAGGACCGTCTTCTATAACCATCATTATACAATCTCCTCAACAATGCCTAATGCTTCAGCAATTACCAATGCTCCTCCTGTAAGCATGATTAAAAATCCACTTGGTGCAATAAAAATATCTGTATATTCGTTTGCACTCCAAAGAATGTAACCTGCATAGGCTAACATTCCTCCTGCTACAATTCTAAAAATACTTTTTACAATACTAACTGAAAAATGATTCATTATATTCCTCCTGCATGACTATAAGCTAATATCATTCCAAATGCAAAAACTAAACCAACCCATATGGTCGGCAAGTTATCTAATATTATCCATTTAAATTTTTTCATAATTTCCTTCCTATTTGTTACAAGCAAATTCTTGTTGTAGTTTAATGTTATCCATAAACTCCTTTTTAGTTCCTGGATCTTCACCAAATGCTCCACGTAATACAGTTGTCTGTGTTAAACTACTGTGAGCACCAATACCTCTATTTTCACAACAACCATGTGTTGCTTGTAAGTAAACTCCTACGTTCGGACTGCCCGTTGCTTTTTGTATCTCATTTGCAATCACGTTATTAAGCTCTTCTTGTAGTGTTCCACGTCTAGCACACCATTGTGCAATACGTGTATATTTAGAAAGTCCGATAAGAGTAGATGCGGCAATGATACCTATGTATGCTACACCATTTACAGGTTGATGATGATGTGAACACATACTTTTTATCTCACTTCTTACAACCAACATTCCTTTATAACCGTCATCAACATGATTAGGAAAAGCAGTTGCATTAGGCATAGGCTCATACCTACCACTCATAATTTCATTTATGTACATCTTTGCTAGACGTCTACCAGTATCCATACTGTTTGGATCATTGTGTCTATCAATAACCAAACTGTCTAGTACTGCTTCAAACTTTGGTGTAAGCTCTTCGATAAGATCCTGTTTATCACCTTCTTTTAAAACTTCACTAATGTTGTCTCCTGCCCAATACCTGATGTTGGCATCTTGCAGTCTTTTAACAATTTCATCACTTTTTGTCAATTCTCATCTCCGATGTTAAGGCAGTGGATTGCCATTTCTGTTTATTATATAATGTATTTAGGTTTTTGTCAAGCATCTTGGCTCAAATCTGTTCCTTTAAGATAGCCAAAATAATCGTTTGCTATCTTACTATGCACTTCTTTGATATAATGTTCACCATCTAATCTATAATGATCTGTTTCTATGTCTATCTTAAATTGTTCTTTAAGGAATGCTTCTGCTGACATAGGTGCTTTAATGGCATCATTTTTACCAAAGAAATCTATCTTGGGTGGTACAAACACCCTATCATTTATACTCCATAGATACCATTTGACTCCGTAGTCTTTACACATCTTATCTATTACAAACATATCAAGACAGTAGTCTTTAAACTGTAAAGGAGTAATTAATTCATGAAACACTTTTGTATAGGTATACTTTTCGTGGAACAATGACCAACTATCTGTAACACCTTCACCATCAAAAGAAAAGCCTTTGAATTTTTCGTAATTGCCTTTACGTGGTTGTTCGATCATTTCTACATAATGTTCTTGTATTCTTTCATCTGTGTAACGATCAATCATTTCGTCCTTTGGTTGGTTTTCACACAAATAAAGGGTAGAATCTGTTTCTTCTCCCACGCTCAGTTCTTTTGAACAGGACAGTAAAAATCTATTCCAATAAGTTGACTGTACAAATACTTCATCTATGTCATCGTATCTATCAAACATAGATTTTATCCATACAGGATATTTGTGATTACAGCCTCCGGGGACGCTGTAAATCACTGCTTTTTTGTCATGCAATTTGGAATATAACTCTGCGTAGTTATTTGGCTCCCATGCATGAATCTTCCCGCCCATGTGATAGTATCCATGAGCATGACTGTCACCTAAAAATAGACTTCTAGTCATTTTGTAAATATTTTTCAATCATTGCCAAACGATCATCAGCCGCCGCCAATTTATCAAGCTCTGCAATAACTGCCTCAGTAACATCTGAATGTTCACCAATACCTGCTGGCATTGTTTGGTAAACTTGGATGTTAGCAAGATGTACTGCAACTTCACCTTCTGCTTGTTTTTTAGCCGCTAATATAATAGCTTCACCTGGTTTCATTTATTTTCCTTTCCTAATACTTGCCCTTTTCAGGGATCACATGTCGCACTCCGCCTCTTGGATCTTCCATATCACCCTTGCGACGTGGGATGAGATGGACATGTGGATACGGAACAGTTTGACCTGCTTCAGTACCTACATTCTGTCCAATGTTGTAAGCATCACAATAACCTTTTTCAACCCATTCATATCCCCAGCCATATGCGGCTTTGTAACATTTTTGGATTGCTTCAAAGGTTAGTTCCTTCGGTACAAAAAGAATATGTCCTTCTGTCACTGGATACTTATCTCTGTAAACTGTGTAGTCTCTAGTATCTATTAAAATATCTTTCCAAGGTGTATCTTTATATTCCATAATTAAAACTTATCATTATCCTGTCTTTATCTATTGTTTGTTGATGTACTTTATGTAAAACATGACTAGGAAATATTATTACACTTCCTGTTTCTGCAGAACAAGTAACTTCTGGAGAATTGAATTCTGTTAATTCTCTTACTCCTGTTCTTGGCCAATGTGTCTTTTGATTTCTATTTACAAATGTTAATCCCGGATGGGTTTGATCTGCCTGAACATAGTATACGCCACTCCATACACTAGGTAAATGATGATGTTCTTCATGATATGTGTGCTTTCGCATAACACTATACCAACTTGATTCTAAGACAGGTGTGCCATTTAGCATTGTTTCGTTATGACACTTTGTAACAATTTCAGTTAAGAATGTTTTTAATTTATCTAGTTGTGGTAAATCTAATACATTCGTATTAGAACCATAGGAAGTGTACCCATTTGCAGAATACCTTACTGGAGACGTATCTTTTTTTTCTTTGTCTAAAAGTAACGGAACAATATCTTTTTGTAATTCTTGTGCATCTTCAAACTTTGCTCTGTAAACTTTGGTAGGAAAAATTAGTTGTGCATCAATCATAGTTGCCTACCCTTTCCCAAGGGTAAACTAACCATACATCCTCTTCTGCTTTGTTTACTTCATGACATGAGTAACTTACTTTACTAAAATCACTTGCTAAGTTTTCTGTCAGTGTTGCAAAACGTACATTATGAGTCCAGATATCTTTCCAATGAGGATCATCAGGTAAACATCCAGCGGGCCAATCCTGCATAATCCAATTGAATGTTGCACCAGTATCGTTAATGTCATCTAAGATAAGAATCTTTTTACGCTTACTTGGATCACTGCAAATCCATTCGCCGTCCTCTTGTGTTCTATCTTCTTTATTAATATAACCAAATGCATCTTCAGCCATCCAAGTATTACTTTCTAATTTGCTGTCATCTCTTAAACTTACCTTAATAGCTTCACAAGGTATGCCAGTCATGTTTGAAATAATTGTTGCAGGAATATTACCACCTCTAGTGATACCAACAATATAATCTGGTCGCCATTGATCAGTATACATTTGGTTTACGATGCTCACACAACTTCGTTCAACATCTTTCCATGAATAGTAATGCTTTTTAACCATTCTGTTTTTCCTTTAAATATATTTCATTATGTATCCATCTGTATCCAGCTTCTTCCCAATTATCTTTTGTTGCAGGAAACCAATCAACAAATCCCCATTCTTTTCTTTTTTTACCCATCAAGAATAAACTCCAACAAGGAATTTCATTTCCATCTTTATCTTTTTCTAATTCTAACCAATGTAGGTCTTCAGCTTTTCTAAATCTTATATGCCCAGGACCACGCCATTCTCTTGTACTTCCAACTACTGCACCTTCTTGAGAAATAATAGGAATGTGTTCCCAATATCCTCCTTTTAGAATTACTGCTCCCCAATTCCAAGGATGGTCATGTAACTTAGGCTCATCGCTTACTAGAACTTTATGCAAAGTAATATTAAATGGAAAGTGTTTTCTTTCTTTAAGGAAAATATAATATCTGATAAGATATGGAATCTTTCCACTTCTATCTGTGATTATTCTTTTTCTATCCTTGAAAAAATTAATCATCTAATTCGCCTGCCTTTACCTTTCCGTCATAATCTTGTCTAATTAGCTTATATGCAAAAACAAAATGTTCGTATGCTTTTTTAAGTCCTGGATATTGCTCACACATTTTTTCAATTTTTTCCATAGTTGGTAAATGTGTTACAAACTCTTGTGCAGGTTCATTTATACCATCTATTGTGTATGTTAAGTTATCACCTGCAAAACTGTAATCTTCTGTTCCAATTGTAACAGTATCTGATGTACCACCTGAAAATGTATAACTGTATTGCGGTGTTGTGGTTACATACTCATCTCCTGTAAAAGGACAAACTACATCAACCTTAAAAGCAGATTGATCATGACTTGGATCTTGTTGTTGCCTAATAAGTTCTTTTTGATAATCTAAATCGTCACCCATTACGTAACTCCTTGTATAATGCTTCGCCACTAAAAAATGTGCTACTTAATCTAAATTTTTGTTTTTGTAGAAGTCTTTTGTAGTCTTTGTAATTTTCCATCATATCAACAATTTTATCTATCAATTGTTGTTTATTAATTTTATATGTTTCAAAATTTCTTGTCAAGTTACTAGGATACTTAAATTCTTCTACAGCCATTTCTGTGTAACTCAATCTATCAGGAACTAAAGGAAGTGTATCAACCAGTACGCCTTCATACCAACTTATGCCAAGTGTTTCTTGCAAATTAGCACTGAACACAAGTTTTGCTTCTCCTAGTAAATTATGATACTCATTTTTAGTTAATTGCTTTTCCTGGCATACAATAAATTCATACTTAGGCAATTCTTGTTTTAAATCTTGAAATATATTAAGTTGTTTTTCAGGAGCAATCCTATGCGGAAACAAAATAATATTTTTCTTCTCCATATTTTTATAAGAAAGTAAATTACTTTCTAAATACTCCATAGGCCAACCTACCTTTTTGATTGTAGTATTATCTGTGTGATTTTTGAATACTCTTGTAAACATATCAATATGAAACTGTGTTGCAAAAAAGTTATCGTTAAAACAAGCAAACATAGATTGTTCAGCATGTCTTACCCAAGGCTTTTGTCCTATTATTCTGCCCAAGAAGTCATGTTGATCATAGCTACCAGCATGCCACAACCCACCAATGCGAATGTTAACACCAAGTAACTCTGCCATATAACGCAATTGAATAACTGTAGGATTCCAAGCATCAGTGTATAAAAAATAATCACCGTCTTTGATTTTACCAGCACAGAACATTTCCCCTATCTGTTCTAACTGCTTACTCTTGTAAACGTTAGTACCACCAAAATTAAGGAAAGCCCCAGGCGTAGTTGCCTGAGGAGTCTCTCCTCCGCTAATAGTTACAACATTTTTATTAGTAGATTTTGTCAGTTGCTTTGGAAGGTGCTCTTTCCATTGCTTTGTGTATCTTGTATCAACTGCTTCAATGTCTACAATATAAATTGTCATCTACTTTTTCCTAAAGTTTTTACCTTTTTTCCAAGGCTTGTTAAAACGTGGCTTTCGAAATTTTCTTGGACCATATTTTTTAAAATTTAAAAATTGTGTCCAAGCTCTACTTTTACTATCATATAGATCTTTTTCATTAAAGACCAGTCCTTCGTATCCATAAGCAAACGAATAACGACAAAAGTCTTTGAACTCTTCTAGATCGTCAAATATTTTTACAATGTTGGGATTTTTAGCAAAATAGTCACCCTGTTGCATTTTAGTTTCTCCTTTAGCTAGGGTATTCAATGTGAGCACCGTTTTCTCCATCTTCCGAAACATCGATATGAACTTCACGTCCTGGATACTTGTCTGCAATCTTATCATAAAGATCATCAGCCATCATCTCACAGGATTTGTAATCCAATTCTAATGTTTTTTCAGAATAAAGTTTTTCCATCCATCTCTTAAACTGAATGAATTCAATATCTCTATCATTGTGTGTAACAGAGATTGCAACTTTAAAATGGAAAATATGTCTATGCGGATAGCCTAAGAATGATACATCATACTCATCACCTGTAGCAAGACTTGGATCATCTAGTGCCGCAGGATACTTATGGATACCTTCCTTTTGAAAAGTTACCCAAATCATTCTTTTTGCTTTTGTTTTCATATTTGCCTCTTCTCTTTCTTGTCTCATTTTCCAAAGCATCCAATCATAATATCGCTCTGGTTCTTGATCTTCAACATTCTCAAACATAGTATACTACCTTTAGTGTTCGCTGTCAAGTATAATTGGTTGATCTTTACCATAATCCTCCCATGATGTAAACTTCTTTCTGTCTTTAAGTTCTTGTGCATAATAAACCCAAACACCAGGATTAGTAGCTCTAAAGTTTTCATCATCAATCTTAATACAAGCATTGTAATTAAGTTGTTCTATGTACGGCAGTTTTACAGAAATCATACTTATAAACTGCTCGTTTTCGTTAAATCCATTTTCTAATATCCAATTATGGAATCTTACATCATAATCTAGTGTTACCCATAATCCTGCTCTTAAACACTCTGTAATCATTTCTTCCCATGAACTTGACTCTTCTTCGGTGCCGTATTCACCAGTGATTACAAAACTTTGATTTGCACCTAAATATACATGATCACAATCATTTCTTGTTGCAAGTTTAAGTATGTCACGATAAGATTTTATACCAACAACAAAGAGTGTCTTCTTATCGTATGCTGGAGTTTTTTCAACTTCATTTCCAACAAAGTATTCGACATTGTCTTTTTGTCCGTTACTGTAGTCTCTATTCATTTTTTAGCCTATCCTTTGCCATCAGTTTTTGTTTTTTTAAATTTACAAGATGAACTTTGTGGCCGAAAGTTCTATCGTGATTACGTTCTTTCTCTACTTCATCTACTTTTTTAGACAAATACTCATGTAGCCCATTTAATTTTTTTGCTTTTTTACTTAATCTTCCTGTTCCCATATATTATACCTCCTCGAATAGATTACCAAATTGTGTTGTTGCATTTACAGTTTTCTTTCCAACGGCACCTCTTGTACCGATGATACTCATCCAAAATTTATTGAATTCTTCTATGACAGCATTTGCTTCATCTCTGTTATCTGTAGCAAATATTGCCTCTACTACATCTCTAAAATATACTCTATCAAACGATTCATCAACTAACATAGCAGGTAATATACCTTCATCATATTTTCTATTTGCTTGTTGAACTGCATTTATGTGACTCCAGACGTTGTGTCCCATTTGTATCGCATAGCTAAATGAATCCCAAGATGTCTTGCCTTCTTTTCCTATCTTGTTTACATCGCCTGGCTTGTATATACAAACATCTTTTACTTTGATATTTTCTGTCAAAGGAGAATCTTCAAAGTTTTTAAATATATTATCTTGCAGTACTGCATCTTTGAACAGTCTAGTATCAGTTGCATACTTTTTATCATCTACAGATGGAACCATCCTATATACCCATTTTGTTCTATCTTGTGTTTCTGTTTGAATGTATATTTGACCATTTGCAGTTGCTAGGAAAGGAGATGCACAATCAAATGTTATTGTAAAATTTTCATTGTGATACTTACGAACTGCTCTTTGTACATCAGTTAATAGTGTTGCCCACTCTAACTTACTTGTACCCAAGAAGTGCATAAAATCATGTTTACCTTTTTCTAGTAATCCATCAAAACGTAAAGCTACTAGCCTTTTCAATGCTAGATGTATATCACACATATTTTGTCCACCCATGGACCAACCATTGAAATGATCTGTATACTTCTTAGGATCACAGTAATCTTTCATTTGTTGATACCAATCATCAGCATCTGCATGATTTTCTCCTTGTAAAACATTTAAGAACTTACAATTACCGTTTCTATTTTTCATAAAGTAGTCATTGTTTATTCTAGTTGCTGTCACGGCATCTTGATATTTTGTAATACCTGTTGCTTTTTGTCCTTCTGGTGAACGAGATACCCATGCTGGAATATCAAGTATCATACCATAGTCCATATATGCATCCATCCAAGCAAGTACTTGTTCTCTTTTCTTCTGTGCTTTAGGGCAATTAGGATCTTTCCAATCTCCTTCCCAAACACCTTTACCAATCTGGAAACCACCTGAATCACCAAGTAACCAACTGTTATTTCGATCTCTGTTACGGACCATGTCTTCTTTTGGCGAGTCTTTATTAATATCTAGTTCGGCATGACCTGCACTGTAAAGAGTCCAATGATAGTTAAACATTCCATCTTTTTTGTTTAACCAGTTCATTGCTTCCATACCATTACTATATGGAATACGATTATTGTCAACGTATTCTTCGCTACGTTGCTTTCCTATAAATGTAGCATAAAATCCGCTCAGTGCTGGAAGGAATACTGCATAATCTTTTTGCTCTTTAGTTAGGTCTGTGTACATTTACTTGCTCTGTGCAGGAAGTATGTAATCATATGTTGCCATACCACTGTCTACTGAAATTTGCATAGCACCTTGATCACTTAGACTCATTGTAGCATTACCATCTAAATTAAGAATTGCTTGAACCTGTGCAACAGGATATGCCCATGCATGTTTAAGATCTCCTTCAATCGAACTTTGAAATACAAACTTACCTGCGTGTGTATTTGCATCACCAAAATGAAAAACAAGATCATTTGCACCACCTGTAGCTTCAGACTTTACTGTAAAAACAGTTTCTTCAGCATGTGCGGCACTTTGCAATTTCATTCTAGTAATTGATGCTAATGATGGAGTAAAGTTTACGTCCCAGCTGGCTCCTTTGAACTTAACACTCTTAAGTTTTTCATTAATGATCTCAGTTACCATGAATCTAAAATCATTCTGAAAGTCACCTGCTTCATTTTCAAAGTGTATACCAGTAGGAACTTCGGCACCATTTCTCTGTGCTTTTGTGATTGTTAGTTTACTGTTTTTTTGATATTCAGGATTCTTTAAGTGCAAAGCTAGTTTGTCTAAGTTTGGCATACCAAAAATATTATCACCAAATTCGCTAACTTTGTCTTTTGTTTTGGCTGTTAAAATAACACTTCTATCTTCAGCCATTGATTCAATTGTTGTTGAATCTGTTGTACCAGTCACCTTTACCAAATTCAAAAATCCTAGCGAATGTGTTTTAGCAACGATGTCTTGTAAAATATCTTTCATAATGCTTCTCCTATAGTTTCTATTATACGATATCTTTTGTTTAAAGTCAACAACTTTTTACCCTATTTCGGAGATCTGTTGTTGAAAATCTGTGATCTCTTTTGTTAAAATATAAATCAACATTCCTTCCTTGACATATATTCTTACCCGTAAAATCTTTTTCTCTATACTCTTCACCCAAAATTCTAATATCTATATGATACATTGTTAGTATGTCTTCCAAATCTTTTTCGGTTTGATAAGGAATTATTTCGTCAACATACCGACAGGCATGAAGTTGACTGTATCTTTCTACTATTGTTTGTACTGGGGAATTTTTTTCTTTTCTATCTATTGATGGGTCAACTTGTAAACCGCAAATTAGATAATCGCATTGGTCTTTCGCTTCTCTAAGCATCTGGACATGGCCTGCGTGTAGTAAATCAAATGTTGAGCAAGTAAAGCCTATCTTCATTTTATGCCTCTATCTTTTAGAAATTGTGCTACGGTATGTTTTGGTCTGAAGCCTAAATCTCTAAGTCTTTTTGTGTTTGCCTGTGTTATATTTCGTTCACCAACAGTATTTATTTTTACCGGAAGATCTGGTCTAATATCTTGGATCCTTACACTTACACCCGTACCAACGTCAATAGGACCTACAACTTTGTCTTGCATAATAATTTCTATTGCATCCATTAGATCTTCAATATGGATAAAATCTCTTTTATGCGGAGTTACATATTCTAATTTGTTATTCAATAGTTTATCAAAGAACATGTTTGCTCTAGGGATAGGACCATATACTGTATGGAATCTCATAAAACAACAATTAGGATGTGGAATATATTCTATTACATTTTTACTTGCCGCATAAGGATTAAGATGTGGTTCATATTGCGAACTAGATCCTGCAACTAAAATTCTTGCATTAGGATAATAATTTAAAATTCTTTTAGTCCCTTCAACATTATTATTCCAATATTTTTGAGGATCAGCTAAACTTTCTCTTACACCACCTATTCCTGCTAGATGGATAACCATCTCTACAACATCTGGATGAGGTAGTTCACATGTAAGTATATCATCTCCACTTTTTATATCTACACCCATTAGATCGTGCTTGGTCGAAAGCCTTTGCCACAATGCTGATCCTATAAAGCCTTCATGCCCTGTTATTAGTATGTTAGTCATTCTTTATCCTTTTGTTACTTTCTACAACCTGTCGCAGTATACTAAATGGTGTTTTGTAATGCAAACCAGTTAAAAGTAATGCCATTGTATCCTTAGGAAAACAAGCACCTCCAAAACCTCTTTCACCATCAGGTCCAGGAATCTGCATGTGACTCCGTGTTATACGGTCATCCATACCTACCATTTCTGCAACATTGTTATAGTCTATGTTGGTTATTTGACAAAAGTCATATACTTCATTGAAGAAAGCTACCTTTGTCGCTAAAAAACTATTTCTTAAATATTTTGTTAAAATAAGTTCTTTCACAGTTCCATAAATTGGAGTAAATCCTTTTGCTAATATAAAAACTTCTTCCCAGAAGTCTATATTATCTCCACCAAATAACATGAACTTTTGGTTTTTAAAATCTTCGTTGGCATTTGCCGCAGTTAAAAACTCTGGACTAAAACAAATTTGTTTATTCATATTTTTAATGACTTCCCATCCTTCTAAACTTATTGTGCTTTTTATTAAAATAGGCTTATCATCAGGACAACAATTCACGACCGTGTTGACTATAGACATATCGCAGGAGCCTACATGACTTGTTGGTGTTGGAACACAAACAATGTATCCATCTGAATCATCATTAATTACATTATCATTATATTTAGGATCAACAATTTTTATATTATAGTAATCTTGCAATACATTATGTACTGCTTTGCCTACAAATCCATATCCTATGAGTGTTAGTTTCATAAATTTCTCCAACATAGGTAAGCATAAAATAGTCCACCTAGTACTAATGTTAATAACATTGTTTCTGCGTCTGATATAATCATTTCGCTCTCCATCTATATACTTCTTCTATACAAAAGTTCCTAAAAAACTTACAGTCTGCCAATTTAGCACCTTCGGTAGGTACTGAACAAACTTTTTCATGTTTGCTATTTTCCCAACAATTTGTTGTAATAGGATCTCCGTACTTTTTTAAAAATCTACTCCATG